TTTTTATACTCAACTTTAGGGACCGTGTCGATACGCATTTATGCGCTCAACTTCGATCGATGCGGATGCCGGATGTAAATCATCACGGTCAGTAGCGGGTGCTCTTTCGCGAGCAGCTCAGCTGGTTTCGCGAGAATTCAAGATTCTCGGCCAGTATACCCCAACGTTCAATTACGAGGGTAAGAGCTGCTTGGTGTTGCGGAAAGAGTGGGATTCTTATGTGGAGGAGTGCGTCTCTCGGGTAAAACCGAGAAGTAAGTCGTACCATCGCCTCGTCTTGATGTTAAAATCAGGTAAGAGGCTCTTTGATGGAGACTGTGACAAGTGTGACGCGCCACAAAAGAAGGCGGAGAAGGAGAAGTGGAAGACGAAGATGTCTGTAGGCCAGACTGTTGGAAGCCCCGAGGATAGGGCGGCCTGGCTCAGCGAATTACGCAGACATATTCGTGTGTTAATAGGAGGTTGGGGGAAGAACCTCGCAGGGAGTAGAAAGGGCGACCTATACGTGCCCGACCAACAAGGGTGCTTCGAGCGCACATCGATTCTAGGGGGAACGCTGGCTGCAAAGCCAGATCGATCGCTACCTTACAATCATGTACGTCTCGGTACCGCAAAGTCGAAGGGGAAGATAAGAGTTGTAACAATGCAAAATGCGTATGTCAAACAGATTTTAAGGCCTGTTCATACTGCTCTGTACAACCATATCTCCTCCTTTAATTGGTTGGTGCGCGGAGAGGTCGGGGAAAAAGATTTCCTAGCGGTGAAAAGTGATCGAAAGAGGGGTGAATCGATCATTTCCGGAGATTATGCGTCTGCGACTGACAACATTCACGTTGATGTCGTCGAGACGATAATCTCAGTCATCGCTGAGGAAAGTCTATTGTCCGATGAAGAACGAGAGGTTCTCATCGGTAGTTTTAAGGGTGTGACAGTGGTCAATAAGGATGGTAGTCTGACTCCAGTCATGCGAGGTAGCATGATGGGCAATTTAGTCTCATTCCCGCTATTGTGTTTACTTAACAAAGCGTGTTTTGAGATGTCAAGACCGAACCATAATTGCAGCAAGGGATGTAAGCTGCAGCGGCACTGTCACAGAGTGGGTCGTTTTAACGGAGACGACTGTATCTTCTGCGGGGACCAGAAATTTTTCCAACGATGGAGAGAAATTACGGCACGCTTTGGATTAGTCGTTCAGGAAGAGAAGACTGGAGTATCTGATCGGTATGGGGAGTTGAATTCCCAATGTTTCGATTACTTCAAGGGGGCTTTCATCCCAAAGTCCTTCTTCTCTTTCCTCCGTCCCGATAGAACGACCAGTGGCGACCTGTTAGGTGAGATAATTCAGGGGACAAAGCATATGCGCAAGTCCACACAGCTTTGGTTAATTAACCATGTTTGCAGATACGAGATTGCAATCCGTGGTGTTGTGGCTGCGTCCGTTCCTGATCATCTCGCCTCTCGCCTCTTAAAACGGAGATGGATCCGAAAGATCATCTCCTCCCCTCCCCCCCCTTTCCCCTCTACTGGGGTTGACCGGTCTATTCCGGTCCAAGTAGGTCCTCTACCTCGAGAGGACTACTTGAGTATTGTCGATGAAATCGACAGAGAGGTGACCCGCGCTCATGTTAAGTATTGGCGCGGTCGACAGTTTCTGGAGGCGTCTTGTCCCATTTGGCGTGATGGCCATGGCAAGACGGAGAAGGACAAGAGGTTGTTCCGGTGGTTTGGTAATGAAACTTCTTCGTGGCAGAAATGCCTGAAGTGTGACATACCAGTCCAGGGTACTTCCTATTGTTCATGCTCAGGTAAAGTGTTCCTCCACTCTACTTCCTATGAGAGTTCTGTCACTCCTCTCCGAATCCGGCTTGGCGACAGAAAGAATCGCCATGCTCAGTTCGATACGTCTCCCCCCCCCCCTTCTCACATCCGTTACCGACGGGAGATCTCGTGGTCCTTTACCTATCTAAAGTCGACTTGGTTCCTTTTGAACAAGTTCTTTGGTAGTAATTTTTTAATGGATCCACAAAAAATTGGCGACTGGTCTCCGTATGACCATAAATGTCTGGGCCTTAAGCATGACATAGTCGCATATACCCCGCCAGTAGGCTACCCCCCCCCTTCCTCTTTAACCCGCGTCCCACTCCTGACGCTAGAACAACACGCTAGGCGTGTCTATGGTCTTCCCTCGACCTCAACTCTCATTCTCGAAGAGTCACGAAAACAGGCGCGATATGGTACGCATGTATCGCAAACTGTTAGATCGGGCTTCGAGAAAAGGAGAGTTGGTCTTTATAGAGGGATCGTTAATTTGGACCTAGTAGACCCTGGCGTGTTGTGTCCAAATAAACAACACTCGCAGACATTCCTCAATGTCTGCGGCTAAAGCGATTCTAGTCCATGACGGAAGCCCTATTTTCTTTAGGAATCCTGAGACTAGATTCAAAAAAACATTCGTGGCTGTGATGACAGCCATCCACGAATGAGGGAGGGAGATGATGGAGAGGTATGTCTTCTCGTTTAGAGCCCCAAAAGCGCCGAACCATTGACAATGGTGTGCATTAGTAGGGTGGGTTAGGGAAAGACAATTAGAGGCAGTTGGTCGACTTAAGAGCAAGTTAAAGCTTGTATGTCCGACCAGAGCAAGATTGTCGTACCAAATGGGAGGTCAGGGTGATAGGTAATAAGAACGTTGTAAATATTGTCCACCAGGTTTAAAACAGGATGGAGGCTTTGTGTGGGGTAGTTCCCAACGGTCCTGTCCGTGGTGGTGGCCACCTGTTGTATACCAGCTTCGGCCAGGTAACATCGGTAAGGGTGGAGTTCTTATTATTTATCACTTTTGGCTATGTCAAGCCCCAAGTGCCCTGAAGAGAAAGACGAAGGAGAGTACCAATCCGGATTGGAAAGAGACTGATGAGATTTTTTCTTGCTCACCAGTGG